AACTCCCATTGTAGGGAAGAGGACTCCGTATTTTTTGATAATAAGTGATTGCTGCCTAAAAAAAAACCCAAAGCACCTAATGCTACTGATGCTGGAAAATTATCATATTGTGATGCTATTTCAGTTCGTTTAGTATGATCATATTTTTCTACATCATAATAATCAAATCCATTTTCAACTTGTCCCTGAAGTACTTTAACTGTTTGTTTAGTAATCCATTTACTTGAATTTAATCTGTTTTTAATGATTGGACGATATAAGATAGCTAAAATATCATTAATATTCCTATCAGTATCTTTAATCAACATATCAACATCAACATACTCATCTAAATTCATTTTATGCATTGGTCTATAACCATATTGTTTACCTTCCCATTCAATAACAGGATAAAATTCAGGTTCAACATTAGCTATAAGTTCATTTAAACGCGCATATAACTGTATAATAAACGGGATAGGCCATTGTCTAACGGTCTCCATTGATTCACCAGTTAATGTTGTTATAACGTGAAGTCTTTGTTCCATCTCATCTAATGATTTTAGAACACTAAACTGCTTATAATGCTTGACAGTAAAATAATCTGGTATATTTGTTGTTATTTGCATCTGTTATAAATATGTGTAATGAACGTTTTTGAAAGTAAATTAACAAAAGAACCCCTTACGGGGTTCAATTGTATAATAAAGATAATAAAGTTTTAATTACTTAATTCGTGAAATCGACGTTTAATTTCTTCTTTATCTGATTCATCAAATAATGGAGGTAAAGATTCAGTTTCTACTTTTTCTATGATAACATTAAAGTTACCCATAATAGTAAAACTTGTTTCAGCATCTGTGTAGCTGATTTCTACTCCTCCCATTGTTGAAACAGACTGAGTAGCTGGACGTGACTTGGAGATAAATGTTCTAATAGTTTCTCCTTTGGTTGTTACTAATTGTGTTTTATACATAACTTATTTTTTATTTTATTAAATTATTAGCTTCAGCAATTAAATCATCCTGATTTTTAAGATAATTAAAATACCATTTTTGTGCTTTTTTATCTGCTGGTTTTGTAAAACCTACAAACATATCATGGCTATCATTAAGAGCATCAACAGCAATTTTATCTAATTGTTTATCTAAGATTCTATCAATCCATTTTAAATTATTTAATTCTTGATAAAAACATTCTTTTAGTTGTTGAACCTCATTTCCGTACTGAGTGCGATATTTTATTTTTGCTAAAGCAAAATTAGTTCCAATTCCTCTTTGATTTGTAATGCTTTTTGGAACAATATCAATATCAAAACTATCATCTTCATAAATACATTGTTCAAACAATTCTAATCTATTCATAAACTGTCCTCTTACATAACCATAAAACATAGCTTTTACTAATTCAGGATTTTTAAAATTACCATTTTGTGTTAAAATTTGGTTTTTCATAATTTTTATTTTTTTTGTTTCTTATTATGATATTAATATAACATCACTTTTCAGAATAGCCAAACAAAAGAACCCTCTTTTTTATGGAGGGTTCAAATGTAGGTTGTGTTAAGTAGCTGTTATGCTGTTTTCTCGAAAGCGTTACATTGATAAATATAGTGCGGGGGGTATAAATTTATGAAAGAAGAGCAAATACTGCTAAGACCCCCCATTACGCACCATATCAGAAACAAAAATAGTTGGGTACAAAAGTAATGGCAAAACTAAAAACCCAACCATCGACAATAAATATACGTTACTCTGTTGGAGTCACCAAGCTATCCTTAAGAGACTTTAACTGCTCTTTAATTCCACACCATAATAAAAATTTAGCATATAGTCCATTTTCCTCTAAAAATTCAATTGCTAATTTTTCTTCCTCACCTTCGGCAAAGATGTCTTGTGTTAAATTTTCATCCTCAAATTGTTTTTGAGTGTTAGCAATTTTAGCATCAGTAATTACCTTTGTAGGATTAACTGATAGTGTTGTTGTGTTGTCAACCAATTTCTGTTCTGGTTGGTCTGTTTTAAATTCGAATCCCATATTGTTTTATTTTTTTATATATACCTCATCACATCCTAAACGTGTTACTGGTTGGTAACCTTTAGGTGTTAAAAATTTAAGAAATTTATCATCGTAATCATTGTTTTCGACTGTGATTACCTTAATGTCGTATTTGTTAAAATCAATTGTTTGTAATATTTTTAATTCATTACCCTCAGTATCTAATGATAAGAAATCAATTGTGGTACTGTCTACAATGTTATCAAATAAATCTAATTCAACGTCAATATAATCATAACCGTTTTCAAAATCCTGAAGATTAGCGTGTATATTTTCTATGCCACGTTGATTAAATTCATCAGCTAATCCACTTAACATATCAGCACCTTCTAATATTTGAAAAAATTTAGCCCAACCTATATAGTCAGCTACTGCCTTCATTACACACTTACATTTACGATTCGCTTGTAGTATTTCAAATACTTTAGGGTTAGGTTCAACACATACTCCAGTCCATCCTAATTCCTCATAGAATTTAGAATTAGAGAATGTTGTTCCATCGTGTGCACCAATATCTACAAAGTAACCATCTGTTTTGCTTTGAAAATAATTTTCATAGATAAATTTATCTTGTTCAAATTGTGAATAATACATTAATTATATTGTCTTTGTTTATTTGCGTTACCTATATAAATTTTTGATTTACTAAATGCTTGTTCATTACGTGCTAAATTAGCTAACATAATAGCATCTACTACATCATCGTGCATTCCATTTGGGTGTGTAAATGATATATTACCATTAGCAGCGTATTTAAATGTATATGCTGACATTTCATTAAATACTTCAGGCATTAGATTTTTAGATGGTAATTCAACTTTACCTTCCTGAATATCATAAATTAATTTACGTACACCTTTGGTTTTACTATCTTGAGTAGTAGTAAATGCTTGTAGTTTACGGATGTTGGGTCTTAATAGTTCATACATTGCTAATCCAATCCCATTGACCTCGCAAAATCCTCCCACGACATTCCACTTACGACACTCAAAAATGATAGTCTTTCCCAATTCTTCAAAAGTTCGTCCGTTATCTCTAATAATTTTCTCGACTCTTCCTGATTCGCTCTGGATAACGCAAACTGTAAAATCGTTAGATATGCCTGTGTCGACTCCAATATAATAGCGTTCACTTCGGTTTGGTATTCCCCATTCATCTAACATACATACTAAATCTAAGTTTGTAAATACATCATTTCCAGCATCAGTGAATTCAGCTAAGTATTCTTGATAGTAAATGTCACGTGGTAGTGATTTATGTTGTTCTATAAGGAAATCTTTACTAACGTATGGATTATCACGACTGATGCCTTTAAATGCTATATAGACGTTATTAGGCGTGTTACCACGCACAAAATACTCATAGAACCAGTTCTTGCTTTTAGGCGTAGATATAATCAAACATTTCTTACCAATTGCAGTTAATGTAGGTAATACAGCTTGTTCAATAGCATCTTGTTTTATAAAAGCAGCCTCGTCAAGTACCATATAGTTAAAACTAAAACCTCTAATGGTATTATAATTGTCAGTAGATAAAAATTGTAGAGTAGACCCGTTAATGAATGTAATAGTGAGATCTGATTTATTCTGGTTAGTAATAATTGAATGTGCCGCATCTGTTAATTCATTAAATATTTTTTTACATTGATTATAAACTGGAGTTATCCAAGCACCTTTTTGATTTGGGTTTTGTAGCAACCAATATAACATCATATTTTGAGCTAATAATGATTTTCCAAATTGTCTACCAGTTGCTACTATTCCAAACTTATGTACTGAATCAGCAAATCCATCAATGATTTGTTTCTGACCAAAATGCGGACTAAATAACTTTACTTGCATTACAATATTTCTGTTTGTCCATAGTCAGGTGATAATTCATTGCCCCAACTTAGTTCTACATTACCTTGTATTTTAATTTCTTGTCTTTCAATCTCACCACCCTTGATTTTGTTTTGGTATTTAATTACCTCTAACCATACTTTTCTATCATTATCATTGATAGCGGATTCTTTAACCTGTTCTAATTCAATTAATGTTTTTTCTACTGTATGTTGAATGTTGTCAGCAAAATCCTTAGTTAATACCTCCCAAGCCTCTTTCCATAAGGTGTTAGCTTGTTTGTTATTAATGTCGTATTTCTCCCTTGCAAAATTAGTGAATTGCGTCCATCCTGCTTTATGTTGTAGTATATATTCTACACACTCATCAAGATGTGTATTGTGTTGTAATTTGTTTGATTTTTTCATCACGTGTTATATTATATAAGTATATACGATACTTTAATGATACATATCGTCCCGTAAATTTGAGATCGTTTAATTGTGATTTGTTCCTTTGTAGTGGTAGCTCCATTTATAGTTGTCGTAATTGCGTTTTATACTGTCTATATTAAACGGCCATCCCATTTTCATAAACTCGGCCGCAAAATATATTTTTGTTGATCTAATATTGGTTGTTATACGATCTTTAGCAATATATACTTTGTTTTGTGTTCCGTATTTAGCATTGAATATTCTACCTAATGATGTAATACAATAATTATCACAATCACCAGTAAATAAATGATATTCCTCACCTGGTATTAACATTG